AATGCAGATTCGTTTGGATTTACTAGGCATGTCAGAACACGATCGGAGATCGAGGCTGACTTTGGAACCTTTGATGCTTTTGCTGAAGAGTACTTTGATCTCTTAAGCACTACAAGACAATTTGTTGCTGAGGAAAATATTATCACGACAGAAGATGGAGTGGAGCAACAGGCCAAAATTGACGCTTGGTCTAAGCAGTACAACGCAACTCATCACTATGAAAATACTGATAAAAAATACGTTGACGTTTTACCATATGCTCCATATACGCAAAGATTAGAAAGTGTTTTGACATTTAGCAGTGCAGGAAGTGGAGACTATTTAATCAGCCAAAATATCATATCTGGTCCTACCGGCGTTGAAGATATCTTTGATCTAGGCGGTATCGGCGCTGGCACTTTCTTATCAAATCTGCTAGGGGAGCTAGGAGGTCCTTTGGCGACCTTTGTTACAGACCTGGGAGAAGCCTTGGCTGCAGGTCCAGTATCATATACCGGAGTCCTGGCCTTATACAGAGATGCTTGGAAAGCACTAGGGCTGAGTGATTCTTTATATAATACTATTGTTGCCTATGTAACAACTAAGATCGCTGGATCTGTCAAAAATCTTTCTACCCATGCGTTTTATCTTATTGATGGTACTGGGCAGGTTGTATTAGGTCCAGGCGTAGGATACTGCCTGGAAGATAAGACTCTGGATGTAGGCAGGTATCTTTCTTATTATTCTTTACCTAACGGCACTGCGCAGCTGCTTGGTACTTTTGATAAAGATGCAAGATCAGCCGCTTTCCAGATCATCGTAGATAAGTTTGAAAGCTACATTAGTACAAACTATGACACGGTCAACAAGCCTGCACTACTGACTCCTGTTACATATCTTGAAAGAATGAGAGCTCAGAACGATGAACTGAAGAAGATTAAAGTACTTAAGCCTGCAGTGATTGATCAGGTAGTAGATCAGTTCAATGATATCCTGAGACAGGATCAGCAGTTTAATGATGATACTACAGTACTCACGTCTACAACAGGTCAGACCAACTTGTCAGGAAGTCAGACTTCTGGCTCTTCATCATCTTCCACTGCAACCAATACTGTATCAGGATCATCCTCTTCTAGCAGCGGCAGCTCTGGAGGAAGCTCTTATTAATGGTAGCTACGGTTGAACAGGCGTTTAAGACAAAGATACTGGTAGAGTTAATCTCTCCTAGGCAAGGCACTAAGAACATTGAGCTCATTGCTCAAGAGATCAACCTGTATGAGTCTATTGAGATTCCATACGTTACTGGCAGTATCGTAATCACAGACTCGTCTAACCTTTCAAACGCCGCCGCAATGATCGGACAGGAAGATATCAAGATCACTGTTCAGAGGCAGACTGATACAGGTGGTCCTGGACCCATTATCATTCAAAAAGAGTTTACCGTCATATCTATCCAGAAGACCAATAAGCTCAATGATAGTACCTCTGTCTATATCTTGAACTTTATCGATAAGTTTGCTGTCAGGGATAAGATTGTACGCTGGTCTAAAAAGTATGAGAGCAAACCTGATGCAATGATCTCATCTATCTTGAGTGAAAAGCTCGGTGTCAATACTACGGCCAGGAGCAGCGCAGTGCAGGGAAGCATGAGGGTTCTTGTTCCGTTCACCGAATCTCCTATGGGCATCGCCGAATGGCTGACTGCCAGGTGCACGACAGGACAAGGCTCCCCCTTCTATCTCTTCTCTCACCTGAAAAAGAATAATGAGGTAGAGCTGGTTGACTTACAGACGCTCTTGAACCAAGGAGCTCTCAACTCCAGTAAACCTTTCAAGTACAGCTCTGCCATGGGTGTAGAGAAGGAGATGCAGGAGCAGCAGCCGTTCAGAATCTTAACATATGAGACAAACGTAGAGAGCACAATCAAGGCGCTTAACGGCGCGTCTTATGGTGCACAGTATCATTGGCTCGAGCTTTACAAGGACGGAGCAAAGGAAGATCGGTATAGAATCACGGATGTTTTAGGAGCGCTCAACATGGGTGGGCAGCCTGCAGCTCCATACAACTACGATCCGAGCTACTCGCTCCCTCCTGTATATCATGAAGGCGTCAGCACATATACATCACAGATCGTTACTAGAAAGATCTTTGATGGCGGAGTGCTTTCATATAATGAAGAGCCTGATTTTGAGAAGCATATGAGAAAGGCAGAGAGCAAAGGCATGTTTAACTTTGCTCCAAAAGAATCGATCATCGCTCAGGTTCCAGCTGAGTTCTTCGATAATCAGCAGGAGATCGTAGGTAGAATCGTTAAGCTAGAGTTCCCTAAGAACATTTTTGCTGAAAAAGAATCAGTGAGTCCTACTAAGATGAAGGATAAGAAGAAGTCCGGTAACTGGTTGGTGTACTCCACTAGGCATATTATAAGTAACAAGAACTATACAATCGCAATGACCTGTTTAAAGACTGGTACGGATACTTCTATCGGGCAGGAGCAGTTGAACACACCATGATGAGAGCCATTCAAGACCAGTTTTATGGTGATAACCCCAGGTGGTTTATCGGTGTCGTAGAGGACAATGCCAATGATCCTGAGAGGCTTGGGCGTGTACGTGTACGGTGCTTTGGTATTCACAGCCCCTACATCAGTGACATTGCTGTGACTGACCTGCCGTGGGCCACTGTGCTGATTCCTCCTACCGGCGGGGGCATCTCTGGTCTAGGTACCAGCCCAACTGGTCTAGAGAACGGCGCCTTCGTCTTTGGTATCTTTCTAGACGGAAAGCATTCTCAGATGCCGTTTGTACTGGGAACTTTCAGTAAGTACGAGACAGGTACAGGTGAGAATATTATCCCATATAAGATAGATATTCCAACCGATGGAAGTTCCAGCTCATCTACTCCTTCGTCTGCTGCCCCAGCTCCTACTATTCAAGACCAATATAATAATGATGCATCACAACTTACACCTGAACAACAGGCAGCAGCGCAAGTAGCTGCAACTGAAAATAGTGAACAAGTACTGAAACGTGCTGACGCAATTCAAGATGCAGCAAATAAACAGCTTGGCAGCAGTAGTGGCAAATATTTGGATGCAAATGGAGATCCAATATATAATACCCCTCCCCCTGCAGAGCTTCTCAATAATAATAGAGAGGCCGCAGAAGCAATTTCCTATGTTGTTGGAGATGCTGGAGCAAGTGTAGGTAGTGGATATAGATCTCCAGCATACAATGAAGCTCTTCGGGCAAACACGTCAGGTGTGTCAAAAACTAGTTACCACATGCAGAATCGAGCTATTGATTTTTCAACTTCTTTACCAGCTGAGCAAGTTAAACGAAATCTCGAATTCTATAAAACTAATGTTAATCCAAGAATTAGATGGTTTTATTATCCATCTAAAAATTTCTTCCACGTCGATAATGGAGGTTGATAATGGCTATACTAGTTGGAGAAGTTAAATGAGCATTGCGGAAGAAATCGATGAACCGTGGGATGGTACAGAAAATCCTTCAGAAAAATTTGGTTTATACGGATTAACAGGTGAACGACTAAAGGGCTATATTCAATATTGCTCTAAGAACAATTATAATATTTCAGACCCTAGAGCGCAGTTTACCTATGTTTTTGAAGAGTTTAAAAACAATCCTGATCTTAACTACTCTAGATTTAAGTCTGCATCCACAGTTAGAGAAGCCTTGGTTGCTTTTTATGAAGGGTACTTGGGCATGCAGTTAACAGAGGAAGAGCTGCTGACTAAAGAAATTACTGCCTATGAACTAATGGATAGGTTTAACGAATCATGACTACTATTGCTGCTATCAACAACAGGCTGCAGAACCTATTGAACCAGTACCCTAAACTGGTCGGCACTGTCGCCTTAAAAGCACTTCTGGCCAAGACTCAACTCAGGCAGCTGACCAAGTCAAAGGATAACTTGAAGATAGGTGATAAGGTTGAGGGAATTGAAGTCATCGGATTCCTTGAAGAGGATGAAGAAGGCGACAAGGTTGCTCTCGGTAGAGTCACTGTAGATGTTCCAGTCTTTGGTCCACTCTTAAAGACTAACTATGGATCAGCGGCACTACAGAGCAGTGGGGATTTCCTTTACGACATCACTGTCCCCATGACTGTTCCGGATGTCTTTAATCTTTTTGCCGTGACTCTAAAGAGCTACTTCTCAGTAGTCATGACAGACAGGCAGATCAATCTTGCCGCTATATCAGTCTCAGAGAAGATGTCAAACTACAACAACGCTGTAGGGTCAAGCACAGTTCCGCTGATCAATCAGGCTGGAGATGAGCTTCTTGACGTTTCACAGACGGTACTCGGAAGACTTGAAAAGAAGCAGCCATACATTCTTAACGACTTGATGAGTGATGGTAACCTAGCCAACAGTATCTCTCTTTCTTCCTTGAGTGAAAATGCTCCTAGAAATCCTATCCCTATCGTGAATTTTAGTAATGATAACTCTAGACTTTCTCTCAGAACGATTGAAGAGATAGAAGCCTACCTGCTGACGGCCGTCAGGGATATCAATCAAGTCATCATTGGTCACAGCAACACCTATATGGATCAGTATGTTTCATATGACTCTCTTAAATACAGGGACGTAAGTGTATCTTCACTTGATGATGTTTCCTGTCACTTCATCATTACTAAAGAGGGGCAGGTCATCATTGCCAGGGATATAAACAAGGTGGCTCCTTTTGCAGAGGCCAAGCATAACGATTACTCCATCGCAGTGATGCTTGAAGGTGGATTGATCGGTGAAACTAAATCAGAGAGCACTGATAAATCTAAGAGAAGCTTTACTGCGGCCCAGTTCACTGCACTGAACATCTTCCTCAAAGCCTTCTACACCATCTACCCAGGTGGTCAGGTGTGGGGTAAGAATGATCTAGATCAGAACACGACTGAACCTGAGTTTAGTGTTACTAAATATATTGATAGAGTATTTGATAAGCAGAATACACAGTCTGTTACACAGGTCAGAGATGTAGGTTCCCTGTCAACAGACGATTTGATCTTTAGCCAGAAGAGGTAACGATGGCAAATCCAGGACACCCGTATAGAGGCATAAGAAACGATAGCCCAGGAAACGTTAAAACTATTCCTGGAGATTGGTTAGGTCAGATCGGAACCGATGCTGCCAAGCACGCTATATTTTCTAATCCGGTATATGGCGCTAGAGCCATGTCCTATCAGCTTAGAAAAAATGTTAATTCCTATGGAACCAACACCCTAACAAAGCTGATTGGTGGCAACTCTAACTACCCTGGATGGGCACCGGAAGAGGACGGTAATGACGTAGAGGGTTATGTCGGCTACATAACCACTAGCCTAAATGGAAAGGGATATAATATTACTGGAGAAAGTGATATTACATCCTTGATGCAGGATTCACAGTTTAGACAAGATCTCATGAAGGCCATGACTGAACTTGAAGGTGATGTGGACTACGGATACTTCACTGAAGAAATTTTAAAGGCTGGTGATGAGGCTGTGGACCTGAATGAACAGGACATCAACACAACTCCTAGTCCATCTTCTACAGCATCACAAGATCCTTCCAACAACACAGCGAATCCTCCGCCGCCTGGATCATCAGGTACTGCAGGTGCCGCTGGTGGGCCTCCTTCGGGAAGTGGACCATCGGGTGGAGGAGATCTTGGCTTTAAAGATCCATTGAGAAACTATCCTCGCGAACAGTACGTCGGTGAGCAGGAATTAAACAAGAGCGCCAGGGCCGGATCTCCTGAGTGGGAAAGTCGAATAGACCTTCCAAAGACAGCTGTTGGTAGAGACCTACTACCTAAAGCCTTTAATCCAGAGTATCCTAGCAATAAAGTAAATGAAACTTCTTCTGGTCACCGAGTCGAGCACGATGATACTGCGGGATCACCAAGAATAGAATACTCGCACATGAATGGTTCAGGGTTCTCAATTGAAGGCGAGCCCGGTAATGCCAGGATGCTGGTCAACTCATACGGTGACATGGTAGAGCTAGTTGGCAATGATTTTACCATGATTGTCAATGGTAACGGAAATATCCTATACACTGGAAACTTGAATCTTACAGTGGAAGGTAACATGGATTTGAATGTCAAGAAAGATTTGACGTTTAGAGTCGGCGGAACTTATAGAGAATTTATTGAAGAGCAGCAAATAACTCGTATTCAGGGTAAAAATCTCAGAGACGGAGCACCAGCTAAAAGTGAGCATATTGGTGGAAGTTCCGAGCTTTTGGTTTTAGATAGTTATCTCGTTGATGTTTCAGATGATTATGAAATCATTGCTGGGTTCATCAGGCAGGGAAGCTCAGGAGGAGCCGAGATAGCAGCCGGATCTTCTGGCGACTATAAAATCAGTGCAGACAAGATACAGCTCTCTTCTAATTCATTTGTATCTACATCTACATCAATAGATATTGGAGCAGCCAGTGGGCAGATTGGAGGCAACGGAGTCAAGGGAGCCTTTTCACTTTTTGGACAGTATAATCCTGCAGCAGCGGTCGCCAATAAGCTGACCAACTCGGCCGAAGGATTGGTCGAAAAGGTTAGGGTAAGTGCGACTGCAGTAAAAGATAGAGCTGCCAATGCACTAGGTGCAAACAAGAGTAAGAATCGAGCGCCGGATAGCTTCAGTGGCGGAGGAGGATCCTAATGATTATACCCAATGAGAATCTTTCTGTAGACCAAGTTAGACTCCTGCTGAGAGAAGAGACCAATCGGTACGACTCCTTCTTTTTAGGATATGCAATGGCCAAAGGGGCACTGGGCCCCAACTTTGCCTTGCCTATTCCTGCCGGAGTCAAGAGAATAAGCGGAAGCAATGATGATAGGGCTAGGATTGGAGGAAGGACATTTGGTAAGTCTAATCAGCCTAAGTTGAGGTACAAAGGTCGAAATAACAAGAGCCGGGTTCTTCCTGAAGCTAAGTACAACCCGTCACTGATATCTAAGTTTGAGCCCGGAGTCAAGCTGGCTAAGAACATCACTCTCTCTAGCTTTTTAAAGAACGGCAACCTGAACACTCTTTCCTCAGAGAATGAAAAGAGACAAGTTGCTAGAAACTTATATATGCAGACCTTTATGATACAGTCGTTTGAATCTCTAGGTAGGTTCAGGAGGCTATCTTTAGAGATATCAGAAGGGTACTATACTCCTCTGGAAGGTGAAACTGTTTCGGGTATTCGTCAACTACAGTCTTTAGGAAGGGCCGTTGTCTATAAAGTAAAGAACAAGGACAACGAGATTGATCATGCAGCGACATATGAGCTGGCGGTTCACTGGTCAAAGACTCAGCTGTTCAATGAGATTATCCTTTCATACGATACAGTGGATCCTAACCTGAGGTACTCATCAGAAATTATTGTAACTGTGCCAAACGTTCTTGTAAATTATAGACCTACATTCTCTAATAAGATCAGCACGCAGTTTAACTATCGAAACGCCCTGCAGGATGGGTTTGCTGAATTATTTGTATAAATAATTTTAAATTTTGAAAGATCACTAATGGCGACAGTTAGAAGTTTTGCAGCGGAAGATAAAGATCTAGGCACTAGAAGTATCATTGCCTCTAGGAGTCGCCTGTACAAAGATATTGATCTCACTCTTGCCATTAAGCCGGACGGCGACATCTTTAAGAAGACAGACGCGGCCGCTGTGAAGCAGGCAATCAAGACTTTGATCCTAACTAACTTTGGAGAGAAGCCTTTTCAGCCTTTCTTTGGTGGAAACATTCGAGCTCTTTTATTTGAGTTAGCAAATGACCTTGGTTTAGAAGATGAAATCAAATACTATATTGAGCTGGCGGTTAACAACTTTGAACCTCGAGCAGAGATTGTTTCTATACAGGTCAATCTTCAAGAAGATGTTAATGATTTAAGAGTCACAATCGAGTTCAAGATCTTATCGACAGAAGAAGTCGTGATCTTCACAACTGATATATCAAGGATTAGATAAGAGACATGGCAACAACGATTTCATCCTCTCAGTTAGATTTTGCTGGAATTAAAGCAGGACTGATTGATCATTTAAGAAAGCAAGATCAGTTTACTGACTATGACTTTGAAGCATCAGGCATGTCTGCTCTTCTTGATGTATTGGCATACAATACTCATACAAATGCGTTGATTGCAAACTATGCACTGAATGAAACATTTCTGACTACGGCTCAGCTCAGAAGCTCTATGGTCAACCACGCTATTAAGTTTGCATATGTTCCTGGATCTAAGGCTGCATCTAGAGCAACACTTAATCTTTCTGTTGACATGAGTGGACTCGCTACTCGTCCAGCTGAAATTACTCTTCCT